CCTGTTTCATAAGTGCAATGCCGCCCGATACAAAAGCTGCCGCTGGGCTTGTGCCGCTAACCGCATTGCCTACATTGCCTGCTTTGGCTTGATTGGGTATAGCACTAATAATGCCTTCACCTGGTGCTACTACAAAGAAGTCTTTGACATAGTAAGGATCTTTACACGTTGTACCTGACAAGGCAGTACAAAAGCTACCAGCACGATTTGAGAAGCCACTGATAACATTGTTATCTCCCACACTTCCTACAATCAGCATTCTGCCACCAAGTACCAAATTACCTTTTGAGTCTACTTGAGTAGCATAAGCACCTGGAAATTGTGCGTAAGGTAAACCATCATTGCCTGCCGCGGCAACAAGAGCCATGGTCTTGCTTGCACCAGCAAATGCTGTTAATTCTTTTGTAGTGTTACCATACATTGAACCGTATGCCACAGGAGCCTTGTACACACCATTACCCAATAGTGTCACACCTTTTTGGAATGTCTTGTCATAACTGCTACCAAGACTCATATTGGCCACTGTGGCGCCATTGGCTTCTGCCCAAGTCAGCGCATTAATCAATGCCGGGGCACTAATGCCAGTGCCACTGTATGTCCAAGTTTTTGTTTTACTGTTATATGTAACACCTTGACCGACCTGTGCCAACAATAGACGAGCATCGGGTGCAACACCTACGGCGCCGTTACCATCCGACTTGCCGGCAATAATACTTGCCATCTGAGTGCCGTGCATACTCCAAGTAATGTCTGTACCTACTTGGATATTAGACCTAAAGTTATTTAGATTAGTCTTTGTATTTTCTACAACAATCTCACTGAAGTTCTTGGCCGCGATAACTTGCCCTTTTAAGTCTGTGTGAGACAAGTCAAATCCGCTGTCTAGTACTGCTACCTTAACACCAAGGCCTGTAATGTTACGACCCCATGTAAGTGTAACACCAGTGCCGGTATATGCGTTATACATAGTCGTGTTCAACGCACCTTTGACATTGTAAAATTCTTTAGTAAGAACTTGGGCCTGCACACTTGTTGCTAGTGCCGCTACTGCTAAAGTAATTAGAGTGGGTTTGAATTTCATTTAAATTCCCTTTGTTGTTTTAAAAGTTATTATAGCACAATGCCCAGTTAACGTCAATTAACTAGGCATTGTTTAGTTTAGCACACTTCTGCACGTTTCAAAATTGTTGTCTCTGCAAGACGACGCCAATTGTGCTCACTCATCTTACGCAGGTCTGCAATCTTCAAAACTGTACGCAAACTCAGTTCACGCAAACGAGCTTTCATTTCCCACATGTAGTCCACAATTTCTTGTGCGGCATGCTCTTCAAAATCATAACTGTCCAACATACCGTCACGCACAATTTGTTTAATACGCAGAAACTTGTCACGTTGGGTGTCCATTGTCAAGTCCAAATAGTGGCAACGGCTTTCCAATGCGTCCAAATGGTCTTTTAATTTCTTACTGCGAACGTGCTCAAACTTAATGTTAGTAATAAAAATCACACTACCTTTAAATTCAAAACGATCCGGAATGCCTTCACGACCCAACATATTACTATCAGTGTTCCAAGAAATATAACGTTTCTTAGAACTGTCTAATGCGGCTTTCAAAATGTTCAACGACAAGTCGTCAAGCAAGATGCTGTCACAGTCATCAAACACTAACACGTTGCCTTCATCGGAGAACTTGTAAAGTTTGGCATACAAACCCAATGCTGACATTGCACCTTTGACAACTTCAAATCTGTTTTTACGATTAGCCATTTTGTCAAATAAACTGGCTTGCTCAAGTACCTTCTCAACGCCGTAGCTCTTACCTACGCCTGGAGGGCCGCTGACAATCATAGCACGAACTGCACCTGTTGTGGTGCCTTCTGCCATTTGGTCTAGGATGTCAAAGCGTTCACGGATGCGCTCAATAGCTTGCTCATCTGTTTCTGTGTACACTTCTGGCTCTTTAGTAGTTACTAAAGAAAAGACATTGTCGTCTTTATTTGCTTTGTTGCGCTGACTATCTGTCATGTCAGCAATAGTTTGACCACTCACTGTAATATCCTCCATTGTTTTAACTTTAACACGAATAGCTTTACCTGGATAACCTAGGGTGCCGTCATCTTGAACTGTTACATACATACCTTTGCTACCAGACTTAACGTCTGACACCAATTGGAATGTTTGGTTACGAACTTTAACGCCGCGATACTCGCCTGCAAAAATAGTTACATTAGCCATTTATAAACTCCTGTTTTGTTAATCTATGTATGTATTATAGCACTGAAACCAATTTGTGTCAATTAATGACTGCTACTTTGAACATTTTTAAGCTGGCATTGTCAGCACAGATTTGAATTTTATTCTCAAATTTAACACCTGTTTGTACGGGTATTAAAAGTGTAACAAAAGTATTAAGAAATCCAGGCTTTGCTGTAGGGGTAATTTTGATACCAACTACTTCTGCATTGCGAGTACCTGCGGCACTTGTATACACAATTTTAGTTCCGATTGCTAGTTCCATTTTGGACTCCTTTTTGTTTCGCTATGTATGTATTATAGCAAAGGATCCAATTTGTGTCAATTAACCCAAAGTAGTGTCATCCATGCCCGCTACACGGAGTTTGACAATGTTAGTAATCTGCCATTGCTTGGTGTCAATGGCTTTCATAATGCCGAGGTACTTGTTACGGATCATGGCAAACTCATTTACGAGAATTTGCCATTCAATTACTTCGTCGTCTCCATCTACATATTTGTCAGCACTACGGTCACTGAGTGTTCTATTATAATTTTCGGTATACTTCCTAAACATCTCACTTCGTTTTTTTCTTAGTTGGATGTTTAGGAATTCAAGTATAGCTTCAACTTCTTGCAATTGGTTAAATCTGTGTTCCACTATTCCAGGCATAAGTCTAGAGTTTGTTTCCAAGTTACCTTTGATACTAGTTTCTATTCTAGCATCTTGTAATTCAGATTCATAGTAGGCTATTGAGCCTGGCAACTCATCTAAGTTGCCAGTAACACGTCTATACCAATTACTCATTCTTCGTCGGCGTCGGAATCGTAATTATCTTCTTCGTAGTCATCATCATCATCGACAATGTCGTTGGCAGTGTATAAGTCTTTAATTACAGCATCTAATGTACTGTCATTGCCGAGAAGTTCTTCTGCAACACTATCCATTTCATAGTGATTCTCCAAACTACGCAGTAATGCACAGGCAGCATCATAGCGTTCTTTCTTATCAATGTAAGTCTTAACAGTGGCCCATACGTCTACAATCAAATTAACTTGTTCATCATGAAGCATCTTCAATCTCCTCCAAAGGTGTTATATCTGCTATATTTACATCTGCTGTCAGATCTCTAAGCATAATATCTGCCATTACTTTGTCCAAAAGCTCATTGGTCCATGCTTTACGCATTGCTTTAAAGACTTCGCCTTCTTTAGTTGTATAAAGATAACTGTTGCCTTCACGCTTCAAACTGCCACGTTCTTCCAGCAAGTCAAATAATCCGCTGTAAGGACTCATACCTGTTGCATAAGGAATCTGCACATGCACACTTTCAAATGGTTTAGCATAACGAGTTTTCATGATCTTACAACTGGCGCGAATACCATTGACTGTTGTGGTCTTATTGCCATCTTCATCCAGTTTCAATTTCAATTTACGCATGGCAACTACAATACTGCTGGCATAGATAAAGCCTTGGCCGCCAGAGATCTTATCGTCCGGATCAAACATGTCCTGACTTGCGTATGTGTGGTTGGTACATACCATACCAATGTTTAGATTACCAAACATATTAACTGTGTTACGAACCAGCGATGTCAGTGCTTTGGGCTTACGACCCATGTCACCTTTCATATCACCTGCTTGGAACTGATTAACGTCTGTGGGTGTTAGCAACATGCCTAAACTGTCAATGACAAACAATACCTTGGGTCTAGCATCTTCTGCCATGGCTTTGTAATCTGCGACAAATTTGGTAATAGTCATGGCCACGTCATCAATCATGGCCATGTTAAGTTTTAACAATTTTTGTTCGCTTGTATCTACGCCAAGTGCATGTAGCCATGCTTCGTCTAGTGCGTTTTCTGTGTCGATGAGCACAACATAAATGCCCTGCTCTTGTGCGTGACGAACTAGATTGCCAGAACAGATATAACTTTTGCCTGCGCCCGACTCGCCGGCAAACACAGTGACCTTGCCCATGGGCACGCCTTTAAAAAAGTCGCCACTAATCAAATAGTTTAAGGTATAATTACCTGTACTGATCCAATCTGTAGGATCATTAAAACCAATGCTAAGGCCTTCAATGCTCTTGGTAATTTCTTTTCTAAATTTACTTACGTCAAATGGTTTAGTCATATTATTCTCCTTGCAAGTGTTTCATAACATTCTCTGGACTTGAAACGCTATATGGATCAGGATCGGCAGCACTTGATTCTGGTTCCACAAACATTTGTTCCACGTTGCCGTTGTCAATGATTGCGGCATAACGACGACTGCGCTTGCCAAATCCAATAGCACTCATGTCAACTGTCATGCCCATGCCTTCTGTGAACGTGCCAGCACCGTCTGGAATAACTTTAACGTTTTTAATTTTAAGAGCACGACTCCATTCGTTCATAACAAACGCATCATTGACGCTAACGCAATAAATATCATCAATGCCCTGTGCTTTGAAATCATTAAATTGACCTTCAAAGCCCGGCAATTGATATGTACTGCACGTTGGTGTAAATGCTCCGGGCAAGCTAAACACTATTACTCGCTTGTTGGCAAACAAATCATTGCTTGTTTTAAAAACAAACTCGCCGCCGATTGGACAGCCACCTTGTTCAGGTTCTTCATCGCCTTGTCTAAAGGCAAAAGTTACATTCGGTATATTTTTCATTTCATTTTCCTTTTGTTCTTGATTATAAGTCATAATCATTTTTGTTAATGGTTCCATTTTTTCTTGGAAGACTTCGGGTACCTTAACCGATATGCGTTTCATATCCCAGTCACTGGGATAATGACGCAGTATGCTATAAGCCTCACGTCTAACTTCTTTGGAAATTCTAGGATACTTTTTCTTATCATGAGCAACTTCACCCAAGAATCTACTTGCCCATAATACAGCACGATATCTTTCGTCTGGTAGTGTCATTTGATACTCTCTACTTTGTGATAGTAAACGTTTCTTCTGCATAGAAGAACCCGGGCGATACAATAACCATTTACCGGTTAGTTATCGCAGAGGCCCGGGCCGTATTTACTTTTGCTGACGATTACGAATCATTGCAAGAATATCATTGACATTCTTTTTGCCTTCTGGAGCGGCTGTTGTATCAGCTGTTTCAAAAGGTGCGTCATCTTCGTCATTGACGATTGCTGGCTTTGCTGCCACAACAGGAGCAGGACGAGCTGCCGGAGCAGGTGCTTTGAAACTTGCTTCTGCGGCTTCAACATCTGATGCTGCCACCAAGTTACCAAGGTTTACACCTGCTGGTTTAAAATGCTGACCCCAACGTTTGGGATCATACAGCTCGCCATCAACGCTGGCTTTGAACATGTCATAAATGATGTCAACTTCTTCTTTACTAGGCTTTTTAGGCATAAAGTCATTCAAAGTAAACAAGTTGTGATCTGCAATAGCTTGCAGTTCTACTTCGTTCAAACCACGTTCTTTACGGGCAAAGCTACTTGTGCTGTAGTCTGCGTATTGACCTTTTGTAGTTTTTGTTAGTCGGAAGTCTGTGCCATTCTCATAGTCTGTAAACAGATTATCCATTTCTGGATCCATCAACGCACCTTTAACAATGTTAAAGATACTTGGGTTGATAATCAAACGACGGATTGGATTTTCCGGTTGTACATCTTCTTGTAGCTTTGTGTCTACAACAAAGCCTTGAAAGACATAAGATTTTTTCTTCCAGTACTTACGACCTAAGTCTTCCAAAGATTTATCTTTGAACCAAGGACGGATCTCTGCGTGAATCGGACAAGTCTCTTTCCACATTTCCATGCAAGGAACTGTTACAGTTACTTTCTTACTTTCGTCTCCACCCAGAACTCCTGCGAACTCTAGTCGGATCATTTGACGCTCTCTCCACGGGAAAGTGTTAGTGTCATCTCCGTCTGGGAGGAAACGTAATACTGTAGTTGAGTTTTCGGGAATATTCCAGAACGGAAAGATTCCATTGTCGCCCTGTGAGCGATTGTTTGTGCCGCTTTGACGTGTGTCTTGCTCAAGTAAGCGAGCGCGGATTTCTGCTAGTGATGTTGCCATAATGTTTTTCCTTTAAAAATGCCAGGGTTAAAAAAGTTTGTTGCCTGGAACACAAGATACTCTCATCTTGTGAACAATTATAACACTCTATTAAGTGCTATGTCAACAGCAATTTTTCCTTTTGGATGAATTGCTGTTGAAAATATTTATATTCTTATTTCAGTATTTCTTTTAGTTCGAACCTGGCCATAACCGATTCAAATACTTGATCCACTGTATTCAATTGATGTACAATTTTGTAATTGGATTCTTTAACTGCGCTCTTACCAATAATGCTACGAGTTAAGTTTTCAACTTCCATAGCATCCAATTTGCCTTCTTGGACATATTCGGCTATCTTAGTTAAACTTGTTTTGACTGCGTCGTCTTCTAATACTGGTAAAATTGTATTGATTAATTGAGTAGTATTGACAGTTGGACTTTCGTAGACCATCATGCTCATCATTTCTAAATCTGGAATAGCACTAACTTGGATTGATGTTGATTCTTCTACTTGTTGTTTTAGGGTTTCGAGTTCTTGTCGAGCTTCCATTTGTTGTTGATATTGTTTTACATAGCCATTTAGTTTTGGTAATAGTGAGCCAATGCTTTCGTCAAATACGTTTTTGGTTAGTTTTTCTTGTAGTGCTTCCAGATTTGTTTCGTCGGCCTGCGATTTATCTTCCATAAATCTTGTTGGATTATATCTTCCCAATAGGCCTTTAATTTCGCTGAGACGTTGAGTAACTGCAAATTGTACATCACCGGCTTGTTCTTGTAGGCCTTGGCTTCTAATGTACTTAGATACCTGTGAAAGTTGATTGCGTTCTTCACTTAGTCCAATGATTTTTTGTCCAACTTCATCGTAGGGCGTGCCGCCTTCAGCAACGTGTTGAGTCATAATACGTGCGCCAGTTAAATGGTTGTGCGGATATTTGAATCGTTCACCTTGTGCGTTTTCAATAAACAATGCGCTGATGTTGCGACTACGACTGCCACGAACTTCTTCGTTGACAGCAGTGTTATGTCTAATGATTAGTTTAGCACCTTCAGTTTGTTGGTAACTGGTTTTAGTTGAACCCATTGTCGGGCTTAAACTCTCTTGGACTTTTGCCATGTTTTCTACATCCTTTAATTCTATTTCTTTGCCGGTGTACGGCAATCTATCTAATCCCAATGGGGGGTATTTCTTTGCTATAGCACCAATTGTATCTATTAACTTTTTGACCTTGGGCATATCTGTACTTGTGCCGTATTTAAATTTGATAACATTGTCATCTTGATCTAATTCTACTGTAAACTTTTGATCTTTACTGTAAAAACTACGGCCTTGAGTAGCATTGGCGGTTTGTCGACCTTTATCATCAAAGATAATAATGTCGTGACCAAAGCCTTTAAGTTGGTCAAATATTCTGTCTGAAACTGAGTTATAATCTATAGCCATACACTTATTTACCTATTTTAATTAAATTATTCCAATTGGCATGGGCTGTAAATAATCGCCGCTGTTTCGTTCGACTAATGTGTTATATGTTGCTTCATCATACTTCATGACATACTCAATTAATCTAACTGCTAGTATAGTACCCATGACCAAATCATCTGTTTCGCCTTCTTTGGCTGCAAAGCCAGTTCCTTTGGCCACAAAGGTTTTTAGTTCTTGCACAAGACTCTTACTTTTTGGATGCATTTTACTGCTTTCGATATAGTATTTTAATTTGGTACAAGCGGCTATTTTACTTTTATTTGTTGTGTTAAAGCCACGACGTTTAGCGCCAGTTTCGCTGATAAAATGTCCAGCAATACGTTCTTCGCCATATTCTTGAATAGCAACCAGTGCGGCTTCGCCCAGTGTATTGTTTTCAACACTCCAGTAGATATTATCATTGCTCGCGCCTTTTTCACGTAACCAATCCAATATAGTAACAAAATTTCTAAGCTGGCCGCGGATGTCTGTTTTGTTATGTTGCCATTCTGCTACTTGAACCAGATCAGGCAAGCTGAAAATCTCGATGGCCGCGGCATCGCCGCCCGTGCCTAAACTAGGATCCCATGCAGCCACATATATTTTATCTTTGTCTATAGGAGTATATACTCGTAGTTGTCCCACTCGTTCATAGGGATCTTCTCCTTGCAAGTTTGTTAATACTAGACCACTGATCAATGTTTCATCTGCTGTGATGAACAAACATTCATGTTCACGCATGAAACGTTCGCTGCCAATTTTACTGCGTTCATGATCTGCCCAAGCTTCATCTCTGTCTGGATGGTCGCTCCAAATGTACTTAATACTTTTAAATCCGTTTTTGCCGACTTCACGTTCATTGCCAAACTCGTCAAACTTTTTAATGGCATCATTCCAAATTTGTGCAAACTGATCATTGTCTTGATTAGGTGTACTTGTAATAATACACTTACCGCCTGTTGACAGCGTTGGGCTCAGTGATGTCCAGAACTCTTTGGCAATACGTGGCGGAACGAAGGCAAACTCATCTAAGTATACTAATGTGATGGACATACCACGACCAGTATTTTCTGTTGTTGTGGCACTGACAATACGACTGCCGTTGTCAAAGTCGATACTACCCTTGTTATAACTTACTGCACCAGCTTTGATCCATTCAGGTAAACTTTCATACATAAAACGTACACGTTGCATGATCTCCTGACTGCCTGTGTATTTGTGTGCGGCTATAAGAATTGTCGAATCTGGAACAAACATAGCGAACCATAACAAATACCCTGCGGCACAAGTTGACTTACCCATTTGGCGGCCAAGCATATTGATGCTATACTTGTGATTTTGATAAGCGTTGATTAATTCTATTTGATAGTCGTAGAGTTCAAACTTGATACGACCTTTTGTGGGATGCTGTATCCACATATACTCGCTGATAAAGTATATAGGA